AGAAATAAGTGAAAAAATACAGAGTACATCAAACAATATCAATTTTTGTAGAAGCTAATAATGAAGCTGAAGCAAAAGAGAAAGCACTAACTGATGATAATTTGGATGGTTGGAATAAGTGGGATGTAGAAGAATGTGATACGATTATAGACTTCTACCCACCATTAAATAAAAAGGAGAAATAAGTGAAAACAACGGGCGAAAAAATGTCTGAACTCGTAGACGAGATGAACTACCAATTATTATGGTACCATTGGATAATCAGATGTTCAGATGTAAAAGAGAGAGTAAAGTTTGATAAAATGAATAAAAAGCAGAGGCTTAAATTCTTAAAAACAGAAGAAAGGAAAAGGAGTAAAAATGGATATTAATAAGTTATCAGAATGGCTAAAAGATAACAAACTTGTAGCCTTAACAGGTACTGATTTAGAGCTTGTTAAAAATTATATAGATAAGAAATGTATTCTTATAATACCAAAAGAATATTTTAACGAGGCTAATGCAGATTTAGCTTCATCACACATAGAAGAAGCACATGGGAGGAGAAAATAATGGAGTATAAAACGATACAAATACCAATATCAGAAGAAGATATAAGAATGTTCCAACAATTAGTACGTTATGGTAGAGAGCCATTTATGTGGACATTTGATGGAGTAAATGTTGAATTTATAAAAGAAGAAGAGGAGGAGGAATAATGGATGCGGGAATGAGATACCATTTGTATAAAGATATAAAAGAACTTCAGTTTAAGCTTGAATCATTGCGTGATGACCACGAAGAACTGAAAAAGAAACATGAAAAACTACAAAAACAAGTAAAAAACCTAAAGGAGAAAAATGATGAATAAAAAACAAAAAAAGATGATTACAGATGAAGTCGAAGCTTATCATGATATTGTTTCAGACTATAAAGATATTTTTATGGATATAAACAATATTCTTGATTATTCTGTACCCGAAGAACGAGAAGTTTTAGACGGGCTAAGAGCTATAACTGATGGTTTTGAAGAAGAGATAAACGAATCATTAGAATTAATACATAAAATACAGGAGGTAAAATGAAGGCTCCAAATTACAGAGAAATGAGAGATATGCTGTCTTTTAGAGAGGCAGAAGATATGACATACAGAGACATACAAGAAATATTATTGTTTGGAACTAAGCCATATGCAGAGATTCCAGATGATGAAATAATGGATATGTTTATAGCAACATTTGGGTCGCATTATATACCAAAGAAAAAAGTTAAGGAGGTAAAATGACAGAAATAGTTCTACTTTCAATAGTATTATTTATTTTTTATGATTTCGCCAGAAGGTTATAAAAATAAATGTTGCTTATCAACTTAAGCATTAATAAAATATATAACAATATGTGGGGTAATTACTTAAATTGCCCTACATATAAAAAAAGGAAAAGGAGAGCAGTTAAATAATGAGAAATCTTGAGACTCAAGAACAGAATAAAACAAAAAAGAACGTAATCATAACAAATATGGATAAAAACCTTTGGAATAAATTTAAAGGAGCTTGCTATTCTCGTGGAACTTCCATGAATAAAGCTATAGCAGAACTTATCGAATCATTTGTTTCTGAAAATTAGGAGAATCCTTGAAAAGTAAATGTCCTGTTGATATAGAATCTATCTATAACGACCATATTGTAAGAAAAAACGAAGAAAACTACAAAGAAAGGTATGTTGGTAAAGAAAGCCATTACCATGCTTCTGGAGCGGGTACTTGTTCAAGGAAGCTGTACTACGAATCTATTGAGCTTGCCCCTACTACAAATCCAGCTAATGAAAAATCATCTAGAATTATGAGATTAGGTACAATTGTACATGATGATTTACAGCAAGCCCTTTCCGATACTACTATATATAGTAATACTATAAGTAGTAATACTACATATGAAGAATCTATATATAGTAAAGAAAAAGATATATATAATATACAAAAAGAAAGTTTTAAATATCACATTGAAGGTGAAGTGTTTATCACTTCCTTAAACGTCAGAGGTTTTTATGATTTAGTGGCGGTAAGTGAAGATGATGGTAGTGTTCATTTAATTGATTTTAAAACTATGGCTAGCTATTCCTGGTCAAGAAAGTTTGGCTGGAAAAATCCCAACCCTAATGCTTCTGTACACCAAGAATTGCAGTTAGGTACTTATGGGTTAGCTATTAAAGAAAAATTTGGTAGACTTGATAGTATGTGGTTGTACTACTACAATAAAGACAATTCACAGATGAGGTCTTACCAAGTTCCAATGGTTATGCTTGAAAGAGCAAAAGCCTTTTGGACTAACGTAAACGAAGAACATAAAAAAGGTCTTCCAATGTTTAGAGAAAAATTCAGTCCTGTAGAGGATTGGAATTGCAATTATTGTAGATTTCTAGACCATTGTAAACCGCCTTTTTTTAAGAAAAAGTAAAGGAGATAAGCGTGAGTGTATTTCAAAAACTAAAAGACGTTGACATCTCTAAATTAGCAGAGCAAAAAGGTAAGTTTGATTACTTGTCTTGGGCGCATGCTGTAAGAGAGGTCTTAAAAGTATTTCCAGAGGCAACTTGGGAAGTACATGAATATGATAATATGCCTTATATGCAAACAACTACAGGCTATTACACAAAGGTAAGTGTAACAATTGAAGGGATAACAAGAACTCAGATTCATCCTGTTCTTGATAATAAAAACCAATCTATTGATACACCTAATGCTTTTCAAATAAACACATCAATTCAAAGGTGTTTAGCAAAGGCAATAGCATTACATGGTCTTGGTCTTTCATTATTTGCTGGTGAAGATTTACCAAATAACATAACAGATAAGCAAGAAAAAGAGTTTACTAAGCTTGCTAATCAAGTTAAAGATGAAAAGGCTAAAAAAGCTATGTTAAGCGCTCTTGAGAGCGGTAAAATAAACGAATCAAACTATGCAAAAAGTTTGGAACATTGTAAAACAATCATAAAAAACGAAAAAGAAGGAGATAAGTAATGGCTACTGAAACAGCTAAAATGTTTGACGATATGTTGAACGATACAGAAAGTTTCTTTGTTCCAGGCGAAGAAACAGAAACAAAACCTAAAAATGCACCGAATGTAAGAGGAGAGTTTTATGGTCACATGCAAAATGCTACAAGCAGAGAAGTATCATGGACTAAAGATGGTAAAACTTTTAAAGCTTTAGTATATAACTATGAATTTGTTGTTGATGCTAAAAACTCAGAGATGTCTTACGAAGGTAAGAATGGAAAGATTAAAGGTGAAGAGTATATTGGTAGAACTTACAGGTCTAATGGTATCTTTAGATTTTTAGAGCCTAAAGAGGGAGATGATTTTGAGTCAAACTCTACAGGCAACAAAAGATACTTTCAGTTCTGTGAGACTATTGGTGTAGAGATACCAAGAAAAGTGGTTAAAATGGATGGTAAAGACGTTGAAGTACAGGTTTTACCACCACTTAAAGGTACTGATATTGATGGAGGGCCAGTTATAGCTCTTATAGATGCTGGTAAACCATATAAAAATAAAGATGGTGAAGAAAGAACACCATTTGTAGTTAAATATGTAAAACAGTGGGAAGGAGGAGTTAAGAAAGATGCAGACATCCCATTCTAAAAGAAGATACAAAAAAGTTGGATGGCCTAGAGAGCTTCTTATCAACACCTTGTATGGTTTTGGTATGAAAGGTAAAAGAATAAGTAGAATTGTTGGAGTTTCACCTGCAACAGTCTATAGACACATAAAGAGATAAATTATGTGGGAGACTTTGTATATCGTGAGAATACATAGGCGGTTTTATTGTGTGGTCCTCTCTACCACAGTTCTTTTCCGCCTTTCACGTCTCCCACAACATTAAAGAGAAAAGGAGAAAATATGCAATGCTGGCATTGTAAATCAGAATTAATTTGGGGGGGAGACCATGATTACGAAGATTATGGTAAAGAAGGAGAAGGAATAGTGAGTAATTTTCACTGTCCTGATTGTGAATCGTATTATGAATGTTATTTACCGTTAGGAAATCAGGATGATTAGGTGGTTTAATATTGTTATATATTTAAGCATTATTATAGTTGGTATCACATTTTGGTATTCTTTCATTGTTTTAATAATAAATTTTTTTAAATAGGAGATAAAATGAAAAACCGTACATGGAAAAAAGTTCAAAAAATAAGGGCAGAGCTAGAAAAAAGTCCTAATGGATGGCCATTATGTAAAATGGTAGGCGAAGAGTATTTTGGAAATAAAGCGCCAAAGAGTTGGAAAGATGCGTAGAAAAGACATGCAAAGCCTGATGAACAGGATTATGGACAAAATCTCAGAGACTAGAGATGCAGGTCAGAAGGAATATGCTCGTGACTTGGATAATGTTTTTGCTAATTTTGAAAGGGTTGCATCTTTTGTAGGTGTTAATAGAGAAAAAGCGCTACTTACTTATATGATAAAGCATGTGGATGGGTTGTGCGCTTATGCTGACGGGCATCAGTCACAAAGAGAAGACGTTAGAGGTAGGCTTACAGATATTATAGTCTATTGTATTCTGATGTGGGGAATGGTTGAGGATAACGAAAATCCAATGAGCGGAAAATCTGCTCCAGGCCTTGAGTTTCAAGATTAAGAAATGCTCTTATTGTGAAAAATATTGCAAAATGTCCAACTTTAGTTGGAAGCTTAAGAAACTTAATAAAAGAAGTAATAAGTGTAGACAATGCACAAATGAGTATTCTAGAAAACATTATATTAAATATAAGCATAAATATAAAAAAAGAGTTAAGGCCAATACTGAGAAATATAAAAAAGAAAGAAGGGATTTAGTTTATGAGTTTAAGCTTAGTAATCCTTGTGCTTCTTGTGGTGAAAGCAATCCTATCGTCCTGGAATTTCACCATCTTGACCCGAAAGAGAAAAGAAATGATGTATCGAATATGGCATCGCATGGATATTCAGCCAAAAGCATTGAGGAAGAAATCGGAAAATGTATTATATTATGCGCAAACTGTCATAGAAAAAAAACTGCAAAACAACAAAACTGGCACTCACATAAACGCAAAGAAGGGAGCAAGACGTGGGAAGAGCAATAGATATGGAAAACGATATTTACAGTCTAAAACAAGAGGTATCGAAACTAAAAGAAGTATTACAAGAAATATTAAATGAGGTAAAAAAGGATGAAAAGAAAAAAACCAACATCAAAGGAAGTCCAAAGAGTAATAGAAAATCTAATACTGGAAATGGCGACTCTGGAACAGATGATAACGGGTCTAAGTAATGCCCTTATGGAGTACATAGACTTTAAGAAAGATACTAAGAAATTTGAAAGTTATTTAATAGGAAAGGGGAAACCAAATGCTAGAAAAAAAAGCTCTAGAAAAAATACTAGCGGAAAATAGTTGGGGTTTATATTTAAAGGGTAGACCTTTAGAAGAAATTAATACCAACGTAGGTGTGATTTATAAGATATGCGAAGTTTCAATAGAGAAATTAGTTGACGAATACAATAAGCATCTAACGAACTTACAAAACGAAAAATTGAAAAACATGCAAAAAGAAGAATAAACAAAAGGAGATAAAATGCAAGAGATAGCTGATGTAACCACAGAAGATGTGGTTTTAGGGAGCGTTATCTTTTACCCAAAAGAATACAGTAGAGTAGCTCAATACATACCAGATAGAAAAGTTTTTACACAGATGAAATCTAAAAACCTGTGGGACAAACTTACCAGTATGATAAAAGAAGGAAAAAATATAGATGTTCCTATATTGTGCGCTTCACTAACAAATGAAGATAATTTAAATGGTATAACTACCGCATATATAGTTGATATAACTAGCGATGTATGTGGTATGGGCATGATGGAGTCTTATGCTCAAATAATCTACGAAAAATACCTACTCAGACAAACAATAGATGCTACAGAAAACATCAAAAAAGATGCCTTAAATAGAGGTGGAGATGTTTACACTTTAATAAATCAAGCACATTCACTTATGGGAGAGCTTATAAGAGTTAGACCAGGTGAGAAATTTACTATAGATAAAGCTATGTCAGATACTCTTAATACTATGCAAGAAGGTAATAAGAAGATGATTAAGACAGGCTACAAGGAAATTGACAGCCTTGCAGGAGGGTTAACAAGAGGAGAGATAAGTATTGTTGGAGGAAGGCCAGGACATGGCAAAACAACTTTTCTGGTAAACTTGTTAGCCTCTCTTGTTAAAGGTGGTTATAAAGTAGCTATGTTTAATAGAGAATTGCCTAATAGTGAGGTTATTAAGAAGTTAATCTGTATCGAAAACCCAAGACTTAACTATAGAGACGTTAGGAAAGGTATAGTAGATAAGAGCAATATTGGATTTATTGAAGAACTTAAAAAAGCTTCTAGGAAAATAGCAGATATATATGGTGAAGATAGATTCATTATGTTTGATACTATTAGAGATTTACCAAAAACTGCATCAGAAGTTAAAAAGTTTGAGCCAGACGTAATTATAGATGATTATATACAGCTTGTAAGTCCAAGTGGTAAAGAAACTGAGAGAAGATTACAGCTTGAACGCATCTGTAATGAGTATAAATGGCTTGCTAAAGAGACAAAGTGTGCGGTAATACTTGCTTCACAACTTAATAGGTCGTTAGAATCAAGAAATAAAGAAGCTAGAAGGCCACAGTTATCTGATTTAGCTGAATCAGGAGCTATAGAGCAGGTAGCAGAGAATGTTTTCTTTGTCTACTACTCTTATAAGGTTGACCCGTCTATGCACTCTAAAAACGAAATTAGACTAATTGCAAGCAAGGTTAGATATGGAGAGTCTTCTGAAATAACCCTTAACTATAATGGCGATATTTGTACCATTTATGATAATTGGACAATACCGCATGCAAAGGAGCTAGATGTTACAAAAGAATTACCGTTTTAAAACGTATATAGGTATAGACCCAGGAAAATCTGGAGGCATATGCTCTATTGAAGATAATAGAATAAGAGCAAATAAGTGTCCAGACTCTGTTCAGGGCATGGCAGAGCTATTTAAGGATATATTAGAAGATACTTCTCCTAAAGACGTATTTTTATATATAGAAAAAGTATGGGCTATGCCACATGACGGTAAGAGTTCGATATTTACATTCGGACAAAATTATGGCCAATGGGAGGGGGTTATTGCATCTTTTAACATAATCCCTATATATGTAACCCCTTCCACTTGGATGAAGCACCACGAAGTACAAAAGGGATTGAAAAAACAAGAAAGAAAAAACATACTTAAACAAATGGCCCAAGAATTTATTAATTCAGATAACTATATATCATATCAATGGAAAGGAGTCGCTACATTAGCAACAGCAGATGCTATTATGTTGGCGAAATATGCAATTGATAAAACTGACTGATATATATGATGTTTTTGGAGACCTTAGTTTAATAACAAACGATTGGAGGAAGATACCATTGGATTACGAAGAAATGAAAAAATTTGACATTGACTTAGAGTTTGGTCAAATGGGAGAGAAGTTTGTAGAAGACCTACAAAACGGTAATACCATGATAGAAGTAAAAACAGAGAGAGATATATGGAAAACTACAGGTAATATAGCTATAGAAATAAGATGCAGCGGAAAGCCTAGTGGTATATCTACTACAGGTTCTGCAATATGGATTCATTTACTATCTGATAATAATAAAATTGTAGGTGGATATATATTTAGTGTAGACTATTTAAAACAAAAAATAATAGACCTTAAAAAAGAGGGAAAATTAAAACTTGTAATGGGCGGTGATTTTAATGCTAGTCAAATGGCTCTAATTCCAAGAGAAGAATTGTTTAAAATTTGTCGTAAATAGCTGAATACTTCAATTTATTGTTTTTAGACGTAGCTTTACTTAATAAGATTCTTTTACGATATTCAAATTCTTTTCTAACTTGCTTATATTCTTTAACTAACTTGGGGTCTTTCAAATAATTCAAAAATTCCCTTTCAGGTATTATGTTTCCTCTATCCTTGTCAACAGCGGAGGATAAGCTTGTTACAGAATACTTATTAAGATGAGCGTTTAAATCTCTCATTGTTTCATTATGTATTTGACGTAAGCTCATACCTTTACCATCTTTCCTAAATTCTTTTACCATAGATGTGAATATATAATTATATGTAGACCAGTAGGCTCTATTAAAAAGTTTTTGGTCATTAGAATAGAATGCATTTCTCAGATTCCTATAGTATGGAGTGTTAGTGTTTCCAGCCCCATGATAGCTATTGTCAGTGTTATACCCATTTTCACCTCTCCACCTATTTGCCCAAGTTCTAAATTTTTTAGTTTCTTTAAAAAGTTTATTTTTACGGAAACCAGTTCCTTTAAATGGGTCTGGTATATTTAAATTTTTTCTAAGTTGAGAATATACGACCAAAGTACTATTCAAATAGTCATCAACAGCTTGTCCTAGAAATTTTTTCTTTTCACCAATGCCGAACTGAGGTAAAAACCCATTTATAAACAAACCAAATGTAGATGCTATATTTCTAAAAACAGCAGTTCCATAAATAGGGTTAAACTGTGATGCTAGCTTTTCATCATCTAAACTTAGGTTCATTTTTTTGTCAGAATATATATTAGCTGTGTAGGGATTCAAAAGGTCAGACCCTAACTGTAAAAATTCAGCTCTCCATAAGAATGAAGATATTTTAGTTAAAGTTTCTTCATTTTCAAGGGGATTTTTTGTATCAAATAGAAAGTCATACATTTGCCAAAGTGCATATCCTGAAACCCCAGAGGCAACAGTAACTCTTGCTAAAGGGGCGATATTTTGATGCTTTACTACTGGTTTTAAGTGGTTTTGATACATATCAAAAGTTGTTGAATATGCCATACGATAAAATAAAGATAAAGGTTTTACTACAGGATTAGACATCCATCTTGGCAATAGCTGTGCGCCCGTTCCTCCAGAAACAGAGACGTGAGAATAGTGGGAAATTTTTGCTCTTATGTAATCCATTTTACCTGTAATATCTTTATCTGATAAACCGTCTTGAATTTTACGATAATTATTTTTATTGGTTAGAAAATCTATTTCATCGTCAGAAAGTTTAAAAACATTTTTCCAAAAGTATTTAATTTCTTTATTTTTAGATTTAAATAACATGTTCTTAACACCATGTATCTTGTCTAGTTGTACTTCAAATGTCATTAACCCTGCTTGAACCTGTGCAACACGCCCCCACCCTTCTGTTTTTGTCATCCAGTTTATATCAAATAACTTTTCCATGCTAAACTCACCAAGATTAAACGGTAATTTAACAGCTTTATCTTGTAAAGCTAATGTTTTGGTTTGGTATGTTAAAAATCCATTTTTTCTTCCATCACTCATTAACTCGCCATAATTTGTCATTAACCTAACAAACGCTCTAGATGTGTTTATTACGCCAAAAGTCCCTATAGACCTAGGTATAGCAATTAATAAGTTTTTTACACCTGAAGTTGGAGATGATAACCCTGCGGCAGCAGACAAAGTTGATGTAATTGTTAAGGCATTAGTTAAACTATTCGTCTCCCTTGTTAGTCCTAAGCCTAATAAATCATCAAGATGTTTGGTAACCCATACTCCATTTTTATTCCCTTTCGCAGCAATATTAGAAAGCAGAGCTTTTGAGTCACTGGTAATCCCAAATGTTTTTCCGAAGTTGGTAAACTCTGGGAAATATTTTGTTGTAGATATAAATTTAGAGGAAACAGTTGAATATCTATCCATTACACTTTTGTAATCACTCTCATATGTTTTGACCATTCTTTTGTTGCCAAAAATATTAGTTACTTCTGTTTCGTAATCAAGAAGTATACCTCTTTTCTTAAAATAAGTATTTACAACTCTAGCAGGATTATATGTCATAATATCTAAAGCTTCACCCTTAATTCCATTTAACACATCTATATCAGATAAGGTTTCGTCATAAGTTTTTTGCCATTCAAGAGGGTTGTCAGCTTTATTGTGTTTAGCATTAGCTTCTTTTCTAGCTACTTCTTTAATTTTTTTGTTTGCTATCTTTACTATAACAGGGCTATTGAGTCCATGTTTTTGAATTTCCATTAATACTTCTCTAGAAACAGACCTTGTCATGTAATTTTTGATATATTTTTCATCAAATTCTTTTATCCACTCTTCATACTGGAACTTAGAGGATTTAGCCTTAACTTCCTGTTTTGTTCTCTCCCAATAGTAATCTGTCATTTTTTTGTGGTAATCTCTTGCAATTATGTGTTTTTGTGTAAACTTATCAAGTTTTGTAAACCCAACATCTGATGCTTTCCACAGTTTATTTGTTTTTTTGTTAATTAAATCAAAAGCTTTGATAGCATTTCTTTGTTCAATAGTTAAAGGTCTACCTTTTTGCTTTCGCATATCAGGCTCTAGTAATTCTAGACTGTTAACTTGCTTACCTAAAATCTCAGTTATTTGAAAAATCATTTCATCAGAAAAAGCTTTATCTTTGGTATACGTCACATCATAATCTAACAATTTGTCAGCTAATTTTTTGGAAGACTCTCCGCCCTGTTGAAGTACATAATAAACAGGGGCAAATGTTTTTCTTAAGCCAGTTATCCAATTATCCTTAAGCTCGTTAGATATATTTGAGAAAGCTGGGTTATCATAATTTACATTACCCTCAGTGTCTTTATACATATCAAAAAACTGTTTAGCAGAATCAATTACCCCTTCTGATTTAACATTATTTATATTACCATCTTTAACTCCAAGCTGTCTCAATATCTTTTGAGCATCCGAAGCAGGAACATTCATTTTTTTTCTATGTTGCTCTAGATTTAATTTAGCAGGAGCTAAAGGGTCGTCTTTTGATTTTTTTAATGAATCAGCATAACATACAGCCATTATCCACACTCCATATTTTTTGTAATTTTATTTAACACACCTTCATCAACTAAAGGATGATTTAACATTTTTTTAATATCTATATTTTTCATATCCATAACCTTAGCAGCTTCAAGTTTAGTAAGCCCAGAAACTCTTAATAAAAGATTTAATTCGCCTCTTCTTATTTTTTCATTACTGTTATCAATAGGTTTGTCTCCAGTTTTAATAGGCGCATCAAAATCTTTGTCTTTTATAAGCACAGAAGCTTTTTGCCTTAATTTATCAACACTATCATCACTAGATATTGTTAGCTTATTAGTTTCATTCTTAGGTCTTACAAGCTTGTCTCCTGACAGGGTAATTAGGTCGTCAGCAATTTCGCTACCTACACCAAATTTAATCTTCCTTAATAAACTTTCTATGGGTTTTTGTTGTATAGATTTAGGCTCTCCTGTAACTGGAACATTTAAGAAGTTTTTGTCTGCTGCAAATAATTCGGTAATTCTTGTAGAGCCTTCTAGAGCTGTTCTAAACATACCTTCTAAAACATCTTTATGTATTCTAAATGATATAGAGTTTTTAGCTATTTCAGAGCTTAAATCTACATCTCTTAATACAGTCCCATCGTTTGTAAATGAAATAAAGCCATCACTGTCGGCTAATTTTTTTAGCTCTGCAAGTTTTTCAAAGCCTTTTTTTAATTGATGTATAGTAACACCTGTTTTGTCTTTTAACCCAATATCACTTATACCGTATTTTTTTAACTGTTTAAATGATTTTTTTCCAAACATTTGTTCTAACTTTGTAGAATTTTTACTATCAAAAACCACCTCTTGAAATTCTTTTAATAATTTTGTGTATTCTTTAAATCCAAGCTCAGAATTTTTTTTCAAATCAGCAATATAGGCTGCTTGCACTTTATCTAAACTTTTACTTTGTGCGTGACCTAAACCAAATAAGTCAACTAATGCAGCTTGTTTTGATGTAGGACTATATTTAGTAGACACCCAGGTTGACATAGCTTTTCTAAAATCACTACCATTTATACCAAAAATAGATTTAGACAATTGTGTAAAAGTGCTATTTGATATTGCAGAGTTTTTATCAAAATTTCGTGTATCATCTGCTCCTCTTTTTCCTTTTTTACCTGTCTTTGTCCTTGCGAAAAATAATATTTCATGTAATTTTTTATCTTCACCTATAACTTGGTTTACTGTCTTTTTTACTAGACTCTTTATTGAGCTTAGTAAAGTTTTTGTACTTTCACCTGACTGTCCAGCAGTTGGTTTAGACTTAACATCTTGAATAGGTATCTTTTTTTCAGCTCCTACTTTACTCATTGTGACGGTAATTAAATCATCTTTTACATTTTCGGTAGTAATACCCGCTTTAGTAGACTCTTTAAAATCTTTACCCTTAGCTTTTTGAAGTAAATAACTTTCTTTTGTAGTTCTATTTAATCTACTAGCTAAAATTTCATAAGTTTTAAAGTTGTCAGCTAATTTTTTTAAAGCTCCTGCCCTAGTTATTGAATTTGTTTCTGTAATAAACTGTGTCCAGTCACTAACTCTTGTATTATTAATTTTCTTTCCTGGATATTTTTCTGCCATCCAATCTGTAAATTTAATTATTTCTTTTAAGTATTTTTGATATGATACCCCCCCTTTTGTTTGGGTAGCATTATCTGTCTGTCTAACAAAAGTATCAATTAATTTATAATTAGATATAGCAATCTTTCTTTCATCATCAGATAGCTCTTGTAAGATTTCTCCATTTCTAATTTTATTTATTTTATCTTCAATTTCTTTTGATGCTTTTAAAGCTTCTTTCAAGTTAGATTGTTGTTGGCCTGGCTTCATTGAATCGATTTTACTCTTAAAAGTATCGTCAGATTCTCTTATTTCATTTATAAAACTAGTTTCTTTTCTAGTTAAATCTGCTGATGGAGCATCTATATCTCCTAAAGTTTTTAATTTTTCATCAAATATTTGAGCTTCAATAAGATTAATTTCTTCTGGACTTTTACCAGCTTCTTTTAATTTTTCCCCAAATTCTTCTATTTTATAGTCTTTTCTAATACCACTATCATCTATATCATAAGATATAGTTTTTACGTTTTTTGCTTGTAATTTCGCAGCTAAAACTCTAGCTTGGGTACCTACATTGACTTGGTTTTCTGCAAGAATCTTATTAGCTTGTTCATTTCTACTTCGTTTCCAACTTATCATTTCATCTACATCAGCTAGTCTTGTTTTACTAGGAGAGTTGTCTACATAGTCTACAACCTCTAAAAATAATTCCATATTTTTTTGTAAAAATTGTTGGCTAAATTTAGCCATTTTAGCAGGGTCTTCCCCTAACTCTTCCATACCTTTTAGTGCGGCTTGATGCTCCTGAACCTTTAATTTTAATTTTTCGTAGGTTTTTCCTGTAGAGCTTTCTTCGAATGTTTTTCTAGCTTCAGAAATATCTGATACAATAGAATCTGTTAAATCATCTGTGCTATTTGAGGTTTTTTGAGCTTCTACTTGACTATCTTTAGATGTTTTTGATTTAGAATTAACATTGTCTGCTACATTTTGTAAAGCATCTAATTCTTTTGTTTTAAGGTTAAAAGCTTTTCTGTAAGCAGTGTTGGCTCTTTCTATAGGACCTAAAACTGTTTTATCTAGACCAAAATTCATAACACCCATAACACCACGAAATGTTCCCATAGTGGCAAGGCTATAAAACATTTCTTCAATAGTTTTTGTTTGTCCATAAGCTAATTGTGTACCAACAACATCTCCAGCAGTTAACATGCCTACATCTGTAGCATACTGAGCGCCTTTTCCAGTAAATTTCATTGCCTTGGTTAATGTCCCTAATTGCTTTTGACTTGCCCCTGTCAATACCTTTTGTGACTCTAATCTTTTTATAACATTCAATATTCTACTATGTTTTGCTGCTAAGAATGGTGAAGCAACACCTCCCATAACACCCATAATCCCACCATGCACTATCCCTGCATAAGTTTCTTTCATTATTTCATCACTAGATAAAGGGCCTTCCATACTAGGGTCTCTCATATGAAGTGTTCTTGCATATAGATTAGATTTAGCAGCTTCAAAGGGTACGAATCTCGCTTCTGCAGCTAAAACATTATTAAAAGTCGCATTAATTGTAGATGGCTTTATTTTAGGCATTGTAGGCGCAATAACTTTTGTTATATACTTACTGGCGGATGGTATTAAAGACTTCCCAACAGGGCTTTTTAATAGTGCTTTAGCACCAATACTGCCTATACCCATAGAAAGTAAGTCTAAAGGCATTACAAAACTAGCAATCCCCGCTAATGCTTCTTCATATAATTCTGGCTGTCTATCAAATGTGAATCTTTCTTCTCCTCGCATAAGGTCGTCAGCCATACCTTGTAGTGAGCGGGAATATGCAAGTCTAGCTAAAAATGGACTTTCATCGTCAATTCCGTAAAAATTAAAAATGTCCATAAAATCATTTTCAGAAGTTTTATTTTTTTGTTTTTCAAATGGGTCTACATCAGCTAAAGGTTTTGGTGCGGTGTATTTGGCTTCAGCCCAATCAAGTATGTCTTCATTGGGATAATTCCTTCTAGCATACCTATAAACTTCTTCATCTGTTAGGTTTTTAAACTTAACAGGGTCAGAATCTCTTAATTGTTGGACAGCACTCTGAGCGGAAACTGGCATATTAATTAATCTTCTTTATCAGGTAATGGTTTTCCTGTTTGTTGCTCAATAGCCTCTACTTCATCTTCACTAAACATTTCATAAATATCATAACCTATATCAGCTAAGTCATAAACAAACATTAGTCCACTGACAAATGCTGCTGGTATAGCAAGACTACCACCACTTGCTGTGGTACCTGCTGCAAAACTAGTTACAGCTTTAGCCGCAGTTTTTCTGCCTTTCTTCTTTAGTATTTTTACAATTTTATCAGAGTTCTTTACAATCTTTTTGTAAAGTTTATTTGCTGTATATGTACCTGCAAGCCCAACTGCAGCCTCTTCATACCCTGAAGCTTCTGGCCTAATAGTTTCATATATAGCTGTAGTTGCGGTGTAAGGTAAAATATATTTAGAAGATTTTTGAGCTAGCTTGCCAATTTTATTTTTAAGGCTATAAAAGTTAATATATTTATTAGTTAATTTTCTATCAAAAGCTTTAGATATAATCTTTTTGTCAACCCCAAATTTCTTAGAATACCTTGTAACTATCTTATCTATTCTTGAGGTTCTCTGTTTGTTTAATTGGTCTAATTTTACTTTATTAACCTTAACATCTTTTTTATTTTTAATTAAATCTTCTATCTTTTCAATTTTACTATCTAGCTTTTTTATACCCCCCATTGTTTTTTGAGAGCCTGGGCTTTCTATAATTTCAGCTATTTGGTCGCTACTTAACTGAGTTGCCCTGTAAATATCTAATCCTAAATCTTTAACTGCGCTTCCATGTTCAGCAACTAATCCAGTCAACGCTATTCCTCCAATAATTACACCAGCACTTGGTCCACCCTCTTCATCTTCAGCACCTGGTGTGGTAGTTGTTGCTCCACCTGTTGCATCACCTGCAGCACCACCTATTGCTCCACCTGTTTGAACGTCTTGTCTGAATGTTTTAAGACCAGGAGTGTAGTCCCACAGGTATTGACCAGACACTTCATTTACTCCATCATCACCAACATAAACTGGGTTTGCATCACTAGCGTAAGAAAGTTGAGAATAATCTCCTGTATTGCCTAGCTCTTCTTTATATCTTCTGTAGGCAATATCTTTATTTTCTACGTTATTTTGTAAGCTTTGTAGCTGTTGGTCTAAAAATGATATTGCATCCTCCTTAGAACCAAATTGTTGACCAAGAACATAAAATTCATCATCTATATAGCCAGTCGCTTCTTTAGATTTTATATCAGGTTCCCCTGCACCTGTAAGGTCTTTAAAAAAATTAAACTTATCAATAACTTGTTCTGTCCCATCATCTAAGCTAGCTACTCTGTAAGCATCGTCCGTATTACCTTCTCTTTGTAGGTCTTCTTTGTATTTCCATAAACTAGAATATTGAGCATACGTTTCATCCATCTCTTTTTTTAATGCAGGTAAAAATTGATTGGCAATCTTTCCTGAAGTTTCTTTGTAGTACTGCTTCATTGCTTGGTCAAAAAGATTAGCATCTGTTCGTCCATTAATAAAGTCTGACACCAATTGCTTTTCTCTAGCGTCAAATATGCCTGTTGCTATATCTGGTAATGTTTCCATTAAAGCTTCTGTCCTTGCAACATCCATAGCTAACTCTGTGTTTTGTTCTGGCATAATACTTTGGTAATTAGACGAGTTAAGTTTATAGTTAGCTAATATTTTTCCTAATTTAACAAAATCATCTTTAAAAACATTATTTTCTACATTTAAAATTAATTCATCATCTAAAGAAAGTATTTCATTATCAATAGTCTCTAACGCATTATCTAAAGCTTTTTTATCTCTTGCAAAATTATTATGTAAATCTTTTTTTGGTTTTATATTTTGAGCAATAAATGTTGTAGATATACCTTCAATATCGGCAGTTAACTCAGGGTATTTTTGTATATATTGTTGAGCCATTATATTTAATTGATTCTCACCCTCAGAAACACTAGCGCTATCAGAATAATCAATAGTATTAACAGCATTTGTCATTAAACTTTTAACATTATCTAGCTGTATAGCTTCACGTCTATCACGCTGAAGAGTAGCTTGATTTATAACCCCTTGTGCTTGAGAGGCTACTTGGATAGTTTTTAGAAGTCTATCCATTGGGTCTTCACCTAACCCTAAATTTACATTTGCTCCTGCAGGTAATACTTTGGCCATTTACCCTCCTGGTGTATTCATATTGGCTATAATTGAGCCATAACCTTCTAATTCAGAATATAGTTGCTGTAATGCGGTTGCTCTTTGCTTATTTACATCTTCCATAATGCCTTGAGAGCCTTGTGCAAACTGCTGTTCAGCTAAATCTTGTGCAACAGTTCTACCACCATAACCTGCAAAACCACCACCAATTTGTGAAGCTTTCGCTCTTTGTCTAGACAAGGAATCTGCTAATGTTCCTCTTTTTGTAGCAACCTCTTTAGAATAACTACCAGGGTCTATACCTCTAAGAGTAGATAGTTTCGTTGGTTTTGCCATTGCAGAGTCAAAATCATAGACTCCCGACCTTTCAAACCCCTCTGCTAATGATTGACCTCCAAATATATTAGGAGCAGAAGGATTCGCTTCTAAAAACATTCCACTTTCAATCCCAGCTTCTCCTCCAGCGTCTAGAATATTTTTAATTTCAAGTGCTTTTGTTATTCTATCATTCCAACTTCCAGGGACTTCTTCCATTAACATGTCGGCAAATTCTTCAGTAGGCTCATAACCCTGGTCTCTTAAAGACTGAAAAACGTCATAATATTGAGACTCTGATTCCCCCCATCCAGGCATAAACTCATCTGTAGTTAAATCGTATTTTCTTGGTCTAAATGTTGTTTGTACATCTGACATAAATGATTTTGGTAATAAATAATCTAATACGCTCATATAAATCCTTAATAAAATTTAGGAGCTTGCGCTCTTGTCATAACTGGCTCTTCAGGTTCACCTAATAAATAATCTTGTAATAACCCTTCTAGCATTGGAGCATATAATGCTGGTGTAGTTAAATTAGCTAAGGGTAATGCAGATTTTGATGCTAAACCTGGTCCAAGCAATTTCTGTAATTTTTGTCCTGGAATTAAAACTCTGGTGGATTTGGGGTCAAAAACATTTCCTAATACGCTTCCTGGCAATGTTCCTTGAATGGTTGAACCAACGCTACTTGCGATTTTTTTACCCCATTCGGTGCCTTTTGCAGCTGTTATACCAGATAAAGCTGCAGAAGCTAAGCCAGTCATTAAATCAGCCTGTTTTCTACCCTTTAAGTACTTTTTTAACCCAGTCTGACCTTGCATCTTACCACCTGTAAGATATTCATCTAAAAATGTTCCTTTAAATTTTGCAGGTATATTCTTATGCATACCCGCTTTTTTAATCATTTCTTTTAAATCTTTTTGAGAAGTAGCAGTATCTATACCTTGAGCAATTAAACCAAGCGCAGGGTTAACCATACCTAATGCTGTTTTAACTAAACCACCACCTTTAAACCCAAACAAACCAGTTTCTTTTGATGCTTCTTTTTGTATTCTTTGTAATTCTTTTTCAAGTAAATTAGTAGCTTCTCTAGCTCTTGCGTCAAAATAATCTTGTTGCGCTCTTTTTTGAGATAATCCTACTTTTGATGCTAATCTATCTAATGCGAATGGTTGTGCCATAATTTTCCCTTATAGTTCTGTGTGTAATTTATAAAAATTAATTAAATATTCATAATAAATATTTTTTAATATTCCAAGTGTTTTATTATCCAGCATCTGCAGCTCCTGTTGGGTTGCTTAACGAGTACCAATTAGTTCCATTACAATAAAGTGTATAACCACCATAACCAACTACTCTTTCATCGGAACCTGATGTTAATAATATATCTTGATTTCCAGTACTCTCATTATGCTCTAATTGTATAAAATTATTAGTAGAAGTTTTAACTATATGTAATATCTGCCCCTCTACACCATTAACAAAACCCCCTATAGTCACATTATTGCTAACTGTATTTACTCTTAAAACAGAAATTCCTGCAACATCTACATTGTCAGTAGGTCCTGCAGTAGAGTGAGTTCCATGTTTATAAGATATTGCTCCTTGTAAATTAACTCCGTTAGTATCTAAATTGAATATAGAATCATCAGCAAATGTATGTCCATTATGTATTTTAAATCTTCCATCAGCTGTTTGAAATGTAAGAGTAACATTTGTTCCGTCTGCTGTTGCATCAGCAGAAAGTTCAAACGTGTTTGCTGATGGAGTAATGCTATCAATTGTAGCATTAGCTGGTATTCCTGTTCCAGATACTGTTGAGCCTACAATTAGCGCACTAACATCATCCATAGTTACAGTAGCATCCCCACTAGATGTATCACAAGTGCTATCTGTAAAGGTTGTAGATTTTACGTTATCAAAACCCATTATATATCGAGATTGAATACCTCTATACATTACAATAGCTGAATCTGATTTATTATTAATTAAAAAAATTTTTGAATGAGAAACATCATCAGGATTATTTAAATTTCCCGCTAACACTAAGCCTTTAGACTCTATATAATGAGATTTTGTGTTTGTTTCTGAATTATAATAAAACTGTCCCCAACCTCTGCCAGAAGAATTGTTAGTTCCTATATCAAGAGCAACAGATTGTAATTTAGCATCTGAACTATCAGTAGAATTTCTAAATGCTATGTTGCCTGATTTGTTTTGTATACCAACTGCCGCTGTTCCCCCTGACTGTCTTAATAATAATTTATCTACAACAGGAGTGTTGTTTGTTTTAGTAGATAGTTTTTTAACTTCGTCTTCTAACTTTCTAACAGTAGATGCTATTCCTCTTAAGTCTATATCAAGGTCTACACTGTGCCATTTATTAGATTCTTTTACATATAACTTTAAGCCTTTTCTGGATGAGCGTATACTCATATCTCCATTTTGTCCCTCAAGACGTTGTGGAGTGCCTTTACCTATAGTTATTCCTCTTGACTGTTTAATAGCCATTATTTAATACTTTTTTCCCTGTATACTATACTTATATCGTTTATTTGAAATGATGAATGTATATATCCTAAATCGTATGCGGTTGATGTTGTTACACTTGTAGATAATGCTGAATTTAATGTAGCAACCTTAGTATCACCCACATAATTAATAACCTTTCTTATTTGGCCCTGCCCAGGTCCACTGTAAAAAAATATAGGCATACCATTATAGTAGTCATCAACAGCACTAGTACCACTCTTTAATTGGACTTGATTTGTTTCTGGAGAAGCTACAACCTTCCCTATATGTCCTGCGTCTGCATGGCTAAACTGTAAAGCTACAGAATATACATTATTGATGCTAGATGTTGGCTTCAAAGCTACCGTTATCCATTCATTTGAAGGAGACCCAGCATTATATGAATCAAAGCCAGTTGCCCCAGAATAATATGTTGTATTTGAAAAATTTCCTGTAAAATTATTAGAACCATTGGTTGCATAATTTACTTTTATGCCTGATACATAACTTTGACATTTAAATGTTACATATATTTTATAAATCTTTTTCCTTCTACTAGGGCCAGAATATGTACTTTTACCTGTAACTGCTCTTGTTAAATCAAAATCTTTTGTTCTTAATTTAAATTTTTCTGCAGCTTTTGTATGATTCCATATATCTTTAGGTGAATCATCCCATACTGATATATTACCTAAACTTAATGCTTGGTCTGTCTGAGACAACATTATAAGACCACCATTTTTAGATACAATCATATTGCTTCTAAATATATTAGTAGGTTCTACAGGCACATTAGCATCGTCTCCAGTATCTTGTAACACAAAAGGTTGTCCAGGAATATTAGAGGCTGCATCAGAACCTGTTTGAGGTATTGTAAATGCATCTGTTATAGGTACATTTAATCTTATTAAACTAAATGGTTTACTTGACTCGTCATTACTAGCCATTATAGCTCACTTTCTGTGTTGCCCATTATTACATCACTTGGGTTAGATAATTGATACCAATTAAATAAATTGTTGTGCTGAGTTATAGAGCTATTAGCTATATCATATATATATCCACTACTTGAAGCTCCTGATATATTTGTTGTAAGTATAATCAGCTTGTTAGAGTATTTATCATAACCTACTATTACAGGTCTTTTAAAATCTTCATTTGTTAACCAATTATCTATTCTAAATTTATCTGAACTTACATTACTTAATTTTTCACCATCATAATAATATATACCATTTGAATTAACCCAAAATATGCCTTCATTAGATTTAGCTACTTGACATGAGTTTTTAATTCCTGCTCCAGACCAGGTACTAACAAGTTCTTCGCCCTCAGATGTTACTTTAATTAAATATGCAGTTTTTTCTTTATACTGTATTAATTTATCTCCAACTGATTCAAGTGCGACAATACTTTCACCATCAGAAGTAGCTACATCGATAAAGTGTGTACCATCATCTGGAAATGTGTCAAACCTGTCTGTATCTGAGCGTAACATTCTATCTGGGAATGTTTTGTCACCAATTTTTAAATTACCTATATAAACTTTTCTATCTACAGTTGCTGTTGCTTTATACCTAGCGGCTAAATTTGTGCCTGCTTCATACCCATTATTTGCTTCATAAGTAATAAGAGGTAAAATTTTGATTGAATCTCCATTTATGTTATTAGTAACAAGAGATTTTAAATCATTAGAATCGTCAAAATCCCACTCACTTCCACTAACATCTCCTAATCTTAAATCTTCTATATCTGTATCTTTAGCATGCATAGTATATGTACCTTCTTTTAAGTCTACATCATACAACATTAACCACTCTTCAGCTAAACCGCCACCAATAATATCTACTTGCTTTATGTAAATTCTAAAACCTTCTATACGCTCATTCCAACTGTTATTTTGAGTTGTGTTGTTAAATATTCCTGTCCTTGAATTGTTACATAAAAAAGAAATGTGAGATTTTGCAATATTTGTAATTTGTCTAAAGTCAAAAGCATTGTTTTCGCTCATTATTGAAAAATTTTGCTTTGTAATTTGTAACCTTCTAAACCTAACACTTTCTGTGGGGCTTCCTCCATCATCTGCTCCAATAGTCTTGATAGTTATAAGAACATCAGAATCTACTGCAGCTCCTGATTTAACTATTCCAGAAAAAGATGTTTGCCCATTCCCACTTGTAGGTTGAGAAACTGTTAAAGGTTCTGACCCTGTCGTGGCAGTTCCTGGGCCTAGACCAGCATAAATTTGCAAAGAAACTCCGCTACAGTTAGTAAATGTTAAATTACCGCTAACATAAAAATAACTTGCAGTATTAACCGTACGGGTTGTGCTTTGAAAATAAAGATATGTGCCATCAGCTGTACTTAGAATCCCATCCTCCTCACTACCAGTAGGATAATCATAATTTAATGGATTTAATGTTGTGCAAGCCGCTTCATTTGCTAAACTTGCATCCATAACTTTCCATTGCCCATCAGGAATTGATACACCAGCATACATTCTTGATGCTTTATCTGATAGTAAATTACTACCATCTGTAGAGTTATGTAATGCTGTAGTAATATTAGATTCTTGCATTTCGCTACCACCACCATCATACAAATAAGACATTCCAAATATATATTTATTTTTAATATTGTCAGCTATAGTTTCGTCTTCTAAAACAATTTGCTCGCTTCCCGTAGGGTCGTAACCAATAGCATCAGCGTCAGATATAATTTTTAATTCCCCAGCACCACTTCCAATTCCAACTATTTCAAAAACACCATTTAAATAAGAGCTGTCATCACCTGTACAATTAGAGATGGACACAAATTTACCAATTGCAAATCCCGCCCCATGTATATCAGCTAAAGCAGTAGTCTTACTATCTTGGCTAGCTAAAACTATTTTAATAATTGTTTCAGTGCTTGATGTTTCAGCAGTTATACTTGAATCACTTTTTATTGTATATACAACATCAGTATCAACAGTATTTATTTCTAACCCTAAAGAAACTTTTTCAGGTTCTGAAGGATATGTACTTGTTGAGTTTAAAGTATCACCATTATTTTCTCCAGCAGTTCTAAAATCAAATATCTTTAAGGCATCATATACAGGCGCTTCTGGCACTTGTATATCTTGCACCCATCTATTTATATTTGTATTAGCTCCTGCTTTTTTAAGCATAGGACGTTTAATATGAGTGAATATCTTAGGAACATTTATTTTAATAACATTTGTTTTTCCGTTTCCGCCAATATCAGCAGAATGAGAAGTAGCACTAGTTCCAAATCTACCTCTCTCAATATTTAACAAATCATTAGGACTGTCACCTAAAGATGTATATCCTGTAATTTTTACAACTTCTTCATTAATTTTTATATAACTACCAATATCATTATTCCCAAAATTTCCAGGGTCTACAGTAAAATTTGTTGCTTTTCTTGTTAAATCTTTACCATTAACCATAGCATCTTCAACAACCTCTTCACTAAAATTAGCGTCACAAACTCTTAAACCATTATCTGCTTTATAATAAACAGGCTTTACACCTTTTACATCTAATAAATTTTCACTATTACCATCAGTGCCTGTATTATGTACAGTACCCATAGATATGAGAGAATCTTTCCAAGGCCCATAATCTGTTCCTTCAAAATTATCTGTCCATATATCTATATCTGCCCCATCATTAACACATATAAATTCTGTGTCAATTTCATTAGGGCCAGTATTATCAGAAACACTTGTATTATTAAAATCATAATCGTGTGTAAATGAAAATAGCCCATGACCTGACGATATGGGCGTTTCGTTATCAAACCTATCTTGACCTTCACTATCTGTAGGACTTACAGGAACATTTTCTGCGTTTACTGTAACAAACGAAGATTTACCATTACCTGGCATTGTTACTCTACCTACATTAGAAACATTTACATTAGTAGCTTCTACTAATTGATTGTCTTCTATGTCTCTTGGGTCAGCCTTTTTGTTGATACCACCTTCAAAAGCTTTTATATGGTATACTTGTTTAGGCATTTAGTCTTCTATTAAAGCTTCCTTAACTACCTCTTCAACAGAGTCCCAGATAGCATCTAATATTTTAGCTTCTGTTTTTTCTGATATAAATGGAATATCTACATTCTCATTCATTTTGTTAATCATTTTTTCTTTCATTTCGTCATTGAATATATATCCAGCAACAATTTTACCAAAACCTGACATTAATAACTCCTATTTTTTCTGCGTTTTTGTGCGTTAGTAACCTTTTTTTTCTTTTTAGGTCTTCCAACTTTATTTCCGTATGTTCCTTTACCTCTTGGCATAATGCCTCCTAGTGTTGTTCATACTTCTTGTTTTTTAAAAATCTTTCTTTAAGCCCATTTCCGCTTAATGCAGCAAGAATTTCTACAATAGCTCTATAGCTTGCTTTTATATCTTCTTGTCCTAATTGCATCTGTTTTTGGGCATCTATAAGCTTTATAACGATACCTTCGAATCTATCATTAGCATCATCTAAATCTTTCTTTAAATCATCTTGAATCCAATTGTTTTGCTTCCATATAAAATAACCAAATGCTACAGTCATTACTACAGGTACACCAAATTGTTCTATTGCTTGAAATACATCCATATTATAATCTAGGTACTGATAAAGACCTTACTCCACTTTTTCTGTGAGGGTATTGCTTAATAGTTCTTTCATATTTATTTTTATAATATGTAGCTCTTTGCAAATCGCCTGTATCTTCTAATAGTCTTGATTTAATATAATCAATTATAGACGCATGTAGTGAAGTATCAAGTCCTGAATTAGATTTTAAATCATCAGTTATTTGGGTTACTGTCCCATACTTAGAATGAGTTTGTATACGTAGTCCACCTGTTACACTACTTCCAGTATATGTATCATACCTATCTAAAGTTGTTTCTGTAGAATCAGCAGTATCGTTTGATAATACTTTACATACTAAAGCTAATCTATCATCATCATTATACCATGCAAAATAACTATTTGGAAAACTTCTTTTATCTGTAGCCATTTAAGCTCCTATACTGATGCTATAAATATTTCGACAGTTCCAGCATTAGAGCCAGGGTCCACAATTATGCTTTCTAAATCTGTTAATGCAGTTACTATAGCAGCAGCATCATCATCTGCATGTACAGCTTCATCAACTGTTCCCATTATAAAGCTTCTTCCAGCTTGGACTAAGTGTGTTACTGATAAATCTGCAGCAGAATTATCCTCACCAGAATCTAGCTGAAGAGAAATATTTAAAGAATTTGTGTCGTCCAAATTAGTAATCCTAATATATTTTACATTCTCTTTATCAAATGCACTGTCTGATGAAGCTGTTGTAGATTTAAATACTGCTACAGTTGCATCATCGTCAGCAGCTATTGTGACTATTCTTTTATATATATCTTTAATGCTAGCAATACTTAATGTGGTGCTTCCACCTTGATTTTTTCCATTAAGCGTGATAGATTCTGATATAGAAACTGTCATTGTTGAGGCTGTTAATGTACTTGCCATTTTTTACTCCTATTTTAATGAATCAGACGTTTCGTCTGTATCATCTTTTAATAATTTATGTGAATCTGCTAATAATGGCACTTTCACATATCTATCGTTATTGTCTAAAATTTCAACTCTTGTTATATCTACAACAGAGTCATCTAATTTGTACCATCTTTGTTTTGAATTTAAATTTTGTATTTTTTCTGTAGTATAATGTTGCACTTTACCTGACATATCCATTAATGCATCATTTATAAGTTGTAACATATACTGTTCGGGTTGCCTTCCCATTGTGTATTCTACTTGTTGTATTAAATCTTTAACTTTCATTTTGACCTCCAGGGACAGGTACTTGTTTTTGTTGTTGTGCTTGTTTAGTCCCCATCATTTGTAAAGACTGTACATAATCTTGTTTTAATGATGTTATCATTGGCACATATAATTCTGTATCTTCTTCTGTGGCTAACAAACTTTCAGCACATTTTATTGCTGCATATAATACAACTATATATTCCATATCATTAGATAAATTAGCTATAGTACTATCTCCATTACCAATCGCTGTTAATGGCAAATATAATACTTCTGCAGTTTGAGTTGCAGTTGGGTCAGGATAAACATTTAATACAGAGTTTTTAACAAAATATACAGGGTCTGTGTCTCTTGAATACATTAAATCACTTGTATCGGTAACTCTTGATACCATTATTGGGGATATTTGTCTACATACCTGATTAAACCCTCTTAAATCTTTTCTTGTAACTGCCATAATAGGACCTATAGTACTCGTATTTAATGCAAGAGTAGACGATGAGTTATTAAGTTCTGTATGAGTAACACATTCTAATAGCTTTTCAGGGGGAAGAATATTGTACAGCTGTTTTAATCCATCTTTTAAAAATTGCTCCATAGCATCTGTATCAGAAAAACTTCCAACATAATCATTTATTTGCGCATTAAATGTTGCCACTATCTACTATTCCTATCTGCTATATCTTGGTCTATTGTTGTTTGAGAAAATTCCACTTGAGTTTGTCCGCTCCATGTAGTTCTCATATTTACATAATTTCTTGTATCATTACGAAACAGTTCTTTTTTATGCTTACAACTGTTTGGTTTTACTGTTTTTTCACAGTCTTCACAGTATATAAATATAGCCATTATATTTTAGTTCTCCCAATTATTTTAATCATATTATTCACCTGTAAAAGTAGAACTTGCTACTAGTGTTTGTGCTTCTGTTTTAGTTAATACACTAAAGTTAGGATAATCTAACCCATAACCTAGTTCCATTAACTCTGTTAATATACCATCTTTCATAGACCACTCACCTTTAATAATAACATAAGACTTATCGTGTGAATATCTAGGTGGTCCTACTTTACCACTAAATATAATATCAGTCCATGTAGGTGCTGACTTATAAGTTACTTCTTCAGTTTCTTCATTTACTGATTCTACTATAGGGTACAACCCTTTAATTTTAGTCCCAACAGCACTATTAAATGCACTGCTAGGTATACAAAAATACATTTCATAATGTGCCATTATTTGTGACTCCTTTTACCTGCTTTAAAGTTTCTTAATAGTTCATCTGCGTCTAATGCCTCATTATACACTTGAACATCATCTATTTGACCTGAAAATTGCCTATGGTGATTGTTGTCGTCACCACCAGTGCCTGTGCCAACAGTTAACTCTTCAGTGTTTGTAGCTACAGAACTTAATGCTCCAGAAGTTGTGCTTGATGTAAGTGTTGTTGCTGTATTAAGAGCATAACCTCTAATATCATTTCCGCTATTTGTGTGTGTAGCAAAAACAAAATACCATTCTCCTAAAGTTGGCGTAAAATTTATTCCTAATTGTTTTTGGCCACCATCACCTATAACTCCATCATTGTATTCTAAATACAATTTACCATTAGTGTTTCTATGTAAACCATATCCTGGAGCATCCCATTGAGTTTTTTTGTGTATAATATTATAACTGTTATCTAAATCTTTAAACTTAACCCAAGCACATAATGTAAAATTACCCGTTATATTTAAAGTATTAGAATGTGGAACAACTACACCTTCAGTATTAACGCCCACAGAGTTAGATGAATTATCGTTTATACTATTTATACAATTAGTAGTTCTTTGTCTATTCATCAAGAACCCTTGTGAATCTCTTGAACTGTCTGCACCTGCTGTTATAAGCATTGTTTGTGTCATATTGTTAGAAGCTAAATCATCACTACCTACTAAATCTTTCCAAGTAGATAAACCATCATTTCTCCAATAGTTTATTAAAGTAGAAGATTTGCTATGCTTAGTAGCATCTAAAATTAAACCTTCATTATATAATTCTGCTGCATCTGAAGCATTAAATGTAGTATCTTTCCAATAAGCTATTTCAGTTAAACTTCCTACAAATTGTAAAGTACTAGAATATCTGAAAGGGTGAAACTCACCTCCACCATTAAAACCTCCACTTATACCTGATATGTCTGATGATACTGATTGAAGCTGTCCATTTACATAAGATGTTACTGTGCCAGCAGTTCTATTCCATACAGCTATAATATGAAACCATTTTCCTGCTGTAAGAATATTATCTGTTATAACTTCATAACCAACAGCAGTACCACCTGAATCAGAATAAATTTTTATATTTCCACTTGATGTAGTATAAAATATAATTCTTCCATCAGTACCGCTTTGACCTTGATACATAAATTTTTGTTCTGTCATCTCATTAGTAAAAAAACTAAAACTAATAGCAAAATCGTCTGTTCCAAAAGCTGGAGTAACACTAGATTTTATTGGATTAGTAGAATCATCAGCTTGGTCATTCCAACCTAACTGATTATAAGACTGTAATGCTGTTTGAGGTATATCTAGTTGCTGGTCTGCATCTGTCCATCCTGATGCTACACCTACTTCTTTAACTGATACATTATCAACAGTAATTAAAGCAGGGTCTGATGCATTATCATTTTCAGCAGATTTAGCTAAAATTAGCAATTGTCCTGTAGTATTTGTAGCAATAACTTCAGAATAATACGTTTCTTCTGTTGTAGTAATCCCACCATCATTAGGACTTCCATCAGTAGCGCTTATTACACAAGTAGCATCATTAGTTCCTCCAATACAAAACTTAAATTTTATATCTGTATCTGCTCCTGAAATATAATCTAAATCTGCTTCTATTCTGTATTTTCTTCCAGCAACTATTGTACCACCCATATCTCCTATAGTAAGTTGCGCACCTTGTGATGTGCCATCTCCCTCAAATGTAATATGCATCTTACCAGCAACTGTGCTATTTACATCTACTGTTGTACCATTATAGACTGACCAATCATTACTACCTGCAAAAGTTCTATTATTTGTAGTTGTATTTAATTCATCACCATAAAATGCAGTTGTTGCGTTGTTTTTATTGTTTATTGGTTCTACCTTAACATTATCTACTTGTAAAGTAACTCCATCAGGAGCAATAAATGTTACATAATTAGTTTCCGTTTCTGTTGATGTGAAAATATAGCTATGGTCGGTTTCTGTAGTATTATCTAAATTTTGTTGTTCAGAACCCCCTATATGAGAACCGCCTGTGCTATCATTTACATGCCCTATTTTTCCTTTACATCCCGAAGCGCTAGCTTTATATTTATATGAAACTTTATAAGTTACACCTGAAATAAAACTAATACCATTACTAACAGCACCAGCATTTTCTCCTGCGCTAGTATTTACAATTTTTAAATCTTTTGAACCATCTAAAGGATTTGATGTATTTTCTGCATCTATACTTGCTCCACTACCACTACCGCCAGCATAAACTAATGTCCAATTAGCAGAAGAAGTTTCAAAATCAGAATTAGTTACTAAATTATCACCAAGTCCTGTATTAGAAGCATCAAGTACATAAGACTGATTACCTCTATGACCTTCATTCATTGGGTACCATAGTGTAAGATTAGAGTTAGTTAGCGATGAACCACCTCTATTTAATGCTAATTGTTCTGGATTAAGATAATCATAGGTTACATCATCAGCTGTCCATGTAGAGTTCCATATCTGAAAATCTGACATTTTACCTTCCCATAAATTATTCCCAACAGTTAGGCATCCTATACCAATACCATCAGAATCTTCTAGATGAGTTCTTGTCCAAGTTACTGTTTTGTCTAAAACTCCATTTAAATAAATCTTACCTGTTTTATTTGCAAAATCAACAGCACAAACAAGTCTATACCAAGTATTGTTTTGTAAAGTAGTTGTAGATTCTATATTTTCAGCTCCACTGCCATCACCAATATAAAGTCTAACTTTACCTTCATACCACCATATACTCCAGTTAGCAGTTTCCGCACCACCTGATAGCCTTCCAGTAATTCCTCTGTATTCAGCTGTTGCATTATCTTGAGTTATCCACATTGCAATAGTTGTATCGGAATGAGGGAAAGTTGTAGGTCCAGTTAAATAATCACTAACACCATCAAACTCTAATGCTCTACCTGAATATATTTGTGCGTGATTGTTGTTACCAGAAGTATCTAATCCTCTAGCTCGTGTTGGTTTTAATATTTTTTGAAAGTTACCCATTTAAATCCTTTAACTAAAATCAGTTGCAGTTGTAGTATATGAACCATGTGAATCATTAGCAGTTGTTCCAGTCCCCTCATCTAAACTCCACCATGATACTAAGTTTTCTGTTTCACCACCAGTTCCTGTGGTTAATCCAGCATAATTCTTGTTCATTATTGATTTAATTTGTGCTTGTGTTAATGTTGCATTCCATATACCTACATTACAAATATGCCCATTAAATACGTAAGAATAACCAACTTCATTACCTATTGTTAAAACAGTACTTAAGGCCATAGTGTCTGATTTAGAGACAGTAGTTGCAACCCCATTTAAATAACTTGTTATAGTAGAACCATCCCAAGTAAAAGCAACATGTTGCCATGTATTTGCTACTGGAGCAGGCGAAATAACTTGAGTCCCGTTTATTTTTATCCTTAAACTTTCATCAGAACTACTTAAATACCATAAAATACCATCAGGAGAAGAGTCTCTAGCTGTTGCAATAGCTTTTGTATCACCATCTGCAACAGGCCATATCCAGGCTGTCATTGTTATGTTTGTGTAGTTAGGAACAAGTGAAGTAGTAATACCGTCATTTCCTGAACCATCAAAATATGCAGCACCATCACTTATAGGTATTACACCTCCTACACTATACTTATGCTTTAGTACGAGGTTATCTGTTACTATACCAGGTGTTATTATACCTGTTCTTGATAAGTTACTACCTAATCCTAAAGGCATAACTAACCTATATAAGCTATTACTGCACCAGAAGTTAAATCTATACTAGTCCAACGACCATAGATAGTCATTCCTGCTGGTATAGTTTCTGAAGCCATTGTGTTACCATTATATGAACCTACACCATAACCATTTGTAGTATCTGCAGGTGTTAGCGCATTAAACACAGTATCTTCTACACATTGTATTGCTACAAAGTTTCCTGAATGTACAGAAGTATCTGATATGAACTTAGCCCCAGCCTGACCTAAAGCAGCATTTTGTGCTTCTACGACTGTAAGTTTATGTAAACTTGAGTTTGCCATTTTATTCTCCTTTTGAGTGTACTTTAAGCTCTGGCATGAGCATGAACGTACTTGTTATAAAAAATTCTTAGTAGATTCGGGGTAAACCTTTTATATGATTTACCCCATAGTTCTACAAAACTATTAAACCTTATTGTTTTGGTTTATGATATAGTAATATGAGCAACATCATGCGCTGTAGCTCTTGTTAGGTATTTAACCCCATCACAAAAGATTTCAACACAATCTCCAAGTTGCGCTCCACTAATAAATACTATTTCATCAACTGCTGTTGAGTCTGTTGAAGAACCTGTTCCACCATCACCACCAGAAGTATATCCAACTATAGTATCTTCAGCTGTATTATTAGCTATAGTCACTGCATTAGCTGCAACAGTAGTTAATATGAATTTAACATTCCAGCCTGCGTCAACTGCGCTAACTAAAGGAAGAGTAATCTCATATGCGCTAGCTTGGTTTACTCCAAACACTTTACCAGAATCATTAGAATCTAATGTTCTAGCTGCCGCAATAACTTCAAACTTAGCATTAACTCCTGAATCACCAGCACTACTATTATTATTTAAAAAATCACTTCTCATATTATAATGCCTCCTCAAAGTTAAACAACGCATGTGTTTCTGGTAAAGTTACTTCAAGACCTGCTTCTGTTAGAATCATATCTTTTCGTAAATCTTCATCAGCTTGTTGCACATTTGTTGTTATTGAAGTATCTCTATTAATACCATTACCAACTAAAGGTCTATAAGAAACATTATCAAGGTCAGCCATTAGCATAAACTCGCCAGACATTCCTCTAAATAAAGGTTCTTTTACAAGTGATAAATCACCATGAACAGTTTCAACTTTCATAACTTTATGTCCAAAAGTTCCTTGAGAAGCATTAAAGTTATATCTGTTACTTCCGCCCATTGAGTCACCAATAAACCCTACTCCATCACCTAATTTATTAAATAATGAAATTACAGGAAGTGAGCATAAAGCTAATTTACTTGAGCTTCCACCTCTTGCAGGGTCAAAAACAACTTCTAAATCACGAAGAAGAACATCGTAAGTTAAACTTCCAGCTGCAACTGTTTTAAGATAAGCTTGGCCTTCAGTATATTCTAACTGCTCAGAATCTTCTTTTGTTTGACCTTGACCGTTTGCCATAATATGACCTGCAAGACCGTCAGTATATTGAACACCACCAGATGAAGCACGTTGACCAAAAAGCATAGCTCTTTCAATATCAATTTTATGCTCTCTTAATTTAAGATTCCATATCCTGTCCCACTCATCAGCATATCCACGATAAACTGTTGCTCTAGCTGTATTAGACATTTCGCAAGCTGTTTTAAAGATTTGGGTATATCCATAATCATTATCTAGCTGTTGAGACCATACATCTGGTGCGCCACTTCCTTCACCAAATGCTGTACCAATTACTGTAGCTTTTGCACTAGAAGTTGAGTCAGCATCTGAACCTGGATTTGTTAACCATTTTATATTAATTGATGTGTCAGAATTAATAGTTTCTATTCTTGCATTAGCATGATTTGGCGCTCCACTATTTCCAGTAACTGATTCAACTGAAATAACCATACCTTTAATAAGCCATGGCTGGGATGCTGCTAATGTTGCTGTAACTGTAGCACCAGCAGAAACTGCTGCTAAGTCTGTTGAAATAACAAAACTTCTATCAGTCATTGCTATTTTTGTTCTATCTTCTAAAAACCTAAACTGAGAATCAGTTGTAGGTACTTTTCCTACTTTTGACAAGTATACAAAAAATGGTGATTCTTCTGGGGATAACTCAGCAATTCTATCACTAAAGTCATACAGTCTTCTTGTGCTTAAATTTGCACTATCTACTGTATTGCCACCAGGAGTACCAAATTTTACTTGCCCACTATTATAAGTAGCCATTTATTTCTCCTTGTTTATATTATCATTTACAATACATTCGTACGACTACCAGCACCTTTAATTCTATCCCACATAGAGTCTTCGTCACTTTGAGGAGTTTGAGGTGCTTGACCTTGCAACACTCCACCTTGTGCAGGTGTACCCTGCGTTTGACGAACACCATCAAGTGGTCTTTCTATTTGCTGATTATCTCCAGACTCAATAACAGCTCTCCACATTTTAATAGCACCATCAACACCATACTCAGCAGGATTTTGAGCTGCAAAATTCATAAAAGAGTCTACTTCTTCTGGGCCTAAGCCTCTTTGTTGTAGTTCGGTCTTTAATTGCATTTCGCCTTGATTTCTCTGTAATCCTTGCATTTGCTGGTTAACAGCTCCATTAATAGAGTCCTGTAATTCTTGTTGTCTGAACTTGTACGATTTAGACTGAGGGTCATTATAGGCTTCCCATGGGTCAAATTCATCTTTATCTAATTCAATACGTTGAGGTTGTGTTGGTTGACCTTGTCCTTGTACCATACCAGTTATGGTTTGGGTTATATCTGGACGCGATTCCAATAGTTGACCTATTTTTTCATATTGCTTTAGTTTAGAGTTTTCCGCTGCGAGTTTATCCTTTTCACTTTGGAAGTATTTTGCTTGGTCTTCCCAGTTTCCAGAACTCTCTTGCGTATTTGCGTTATCGTCTTGCCCTACATTATCAACAGTTTCACCTTCTAGATGTCCGTCTTCATATGCGTTATTCATTAGTTGTATTTCCTTCCTGCGATTTCTGTTGTCCTTTTTGAGTTTGACCACGAGTATTATCTCGTAATCTCTCTGACTCTAGTTTAACCGCATCTTTTAGTCTACCAGTCGCCAACTTATTAGCGGCACGAGACTCATATTTTTGCTCTGCCAATTGGCTTTTGAATTTTTCTACCTCTGTACGTTTTCTAGCTGCAACACTTTCTCTGTCTGCAGTTTGTAAGTCGCCACCTAATTTTTTAAGCTGCTCTTGTGCCTGTCCTAACATACTCTGTAATTTACTAACTTCGTCAGTTCTTTGCAATACCCCTTGTTTGTCGAATATTTCTGTTTTCTTCAATGCTTCTACCCTATCTATCAAGCCAGCTTGGTAAGCTTCCATATATAATTGGAACTCTCCATACTTATTAGATGGTAGTGTAGAACCTCCAAGTATTCGTATATCAAACTGACCTACAGTTATATCATTTTCTATTGACTGTAATTCGTTAGTTTTGTCGTCATATAAACGAGAATTTACTGTAAACTCATTTATATCATTATTAGGTTGTACTATTCTAAATGTCTTTTTAAATCTATAATGTTGTCTAGCCATATTATATACAACTTGACCTAATCTTTTCATTGAACCTTCAATATCTCTTAATTTAGATTTTGAACGTCTTTGCCCAACATTTTCCATCATCATTGTGGCTGAGTAAGTTCTAGGTGCTGCATCACTACTGCCTTGCATCATCTCAAAAATACCCATATTTAAATCAATATAACCTTCAATCATTTTAGGTAATGTTAAAATACTACCTGATAATGGTTGTGGTGTAGGAAAATGAGGTTGACCAAAAGATGGGTCATATTCAATTGTTGCGTTTGGATTTGCCCAATCTCTTTCTAGCTCCTCAATATCGCTAACACTGCCTTGTGGAACTAAAAGCTTTAAACCTGCTGAAGCTTGTGCATGTGACGTAATAAGAGAAACTGTCTTATTAAGAAACCTTTGAAACGCTTTATTCTTTCTAACATCACTCATTGGATATGGAGTGTTAGTCCAAATGTTTGGTGCTGGTATAACAGGATATATGTCTGTATCACATATCATCTCATATAAAACTATTTGACCAACAGTGCATGTTAATTTAATTCTTGGTTGTGTAACTTCTACATAATCTATTAAGCCAGCTTCAATTGCTGCTGCAAAGTCTCTATCTTCTGCCATAACAGAAAATTGTTCTTGAGTCATAATTCTTTCATCACCACTTCTGGCATCTACAACTCTATAATACGGAACTCTTACCTTCTTGTAATGTTCAAGAAGTCTATACTTTTCAATATGATAGTCTTTATCTTTTGTATTGTCTGGTGTAAAGCTTTCCATAGTTGTTTTATTGGTTGCATCAGGATAATCCTCCTCTTTATTAAATGTTGATATTTCATCTATTAATAATTTTTCTGAGTCTTCGCTAATTGGTTGACTCATTTGTGGGTATAAATCTATTAACTGTTGTCTAGTTAATATAGTTGATACAATAATGCCCGAAGCATCATCAAAATACTTATGTCTTGAATTAGGGTCAACATAAACTCTAAAAGGGTCTACATATGTAAATTTAACTTCACCCCTACCAAAATCAGCATCTCTATCTAAGTATGCATAAAAATAACCTAGGCCTGTAACAGCGTAATCATGAACTACTTGTTTAAATACTTCATCACCATCTGATTTATCCCAAACATATTCTAATATAGTTTTCCAAACACTTGCTAACCTACTGTCAGAGTCTTCTCTACCAATAGCACTAAACTTAGGCTGCTTAGATGTAACAATAGCTTTGAATTGTTCAATCGCAGCATATAGTCTGTCCATAGGCATAGATGATTGGTTTCGTGAATCAAGTTCATCAAGCTCTTCTGCTGAAAAGTGGTTACCTAGATAAAAATCAATATCTTCTCTAGCGGCTACATCCCAGTCTTTTCTGGCATCTCTCCACCTGTCAAACAATTCATTTATCTCTTTTACCCTTAAATCTTCTTGTATCATAGTGTATAATATAGCATTACTTTCTAGCTCCAGTCAACCAATTATATGCTTTTTTTGGTTTTGACCATACACCAGATTTATTTTTAGTCTTTTTCTTTAACTTGGGCTGGCCCTTAGCATATTGAGTAGCAAGCCAAAATGCATCTATAGTATCATCATGACTTCCTTTCGGAAAATCAAGCAATTCGCCTATAAATTCATGCATTTCTTTTTTTATGTGTACAGCGCCTGCTTTAAACATTGGTTGTAAACCTTCGAATAATCTATCCTTTTTCTTTTGGTTATAATTTTTAATACCCTGTTCGATACCTGGAAGAAACAATCCTTCCCTTTTACTTCTTTTCATTACATAATCTCTAAGCATTTCTTGGTATGCAATAGTTTCTATGTTTATTCTTCGTATCGGTTTGTATCGTTTTGTAATTTCAAATATCTTGTCAGCACAGTCCATCGGTAAAACTCGTTCCCTCCAATATTCAATAACATAGTAATCGTAGCTATCAGTAACGCCAATAACCATAATAACACTATAGTCGTTCCTAGCACCAATTGTTGAGGCAGGGTCAACACCAATATATATATTGACGTACTCTTTTCTACCATCATCAAGTTTAATGTACCAAGAATTGTACTCTTCGTCAAACCTAGCATATCCTTTATACTGCGCATTATTTATATCTTCCTCACTAAATATTTGGTCTTCAGGTGATTTAGCTTGGTTCATGTATTCTTGATAAAACTTAGCTGGTGTACCTGAATCTATGTAAAACTGTTTTCTTTCTTCTAATTTTTTAATCGGCCATCTTGAAGGCCATATAGGTTTACTATCTTCTATTGCTTTTCTAGTAAATACTTCCCATGCAAATTGTTCACCTGTTTTTTTACATTCTGCATCTTTAGTTACTAACCCATTTAAAAAGCTATCATAATGAACAATTGTGCCATTACACCATAAAAAACCTTTTTTATCAAAATCAATAGCTGGATATACTGCTGCTGTTACCCATTCTTTAATTTGCCTTCTAGAATCAGGAGTTTTTGTATTTAGCTCTGATTCAAAGTCATCAAGTATAATTCCAGTATATCTTGTTGAATTTTGTTTTTTACCTCTTAATCTCTGAGAAGTACCTTTACCAATCATTCTGCAGCCATTTTTTAAAGTAAATTCATTTTTAGTCCATTTATCACCTTCTAAATCACCAAAGTAGTAATGCACAGCTGGATTACTAAATATATGGTTTTGAATCCACCCAATATTATCTACTGCTTGGTCTTGTGCTTCACCTATCCATGCAATAAACTCAGGAGTTTCTTTTGTAGCAAATAAAAGTTTATGTAGTATTGCGGTAGCAGCTAAAGTAGATTTTGCGTGGTCTCTAGGTAAAACTAATGCTAATTGTTGTTTTGTAGGGTCAAGTAATAATTCTCCTACGTTTATATGAAAATCAGGAGTTGCTGATGCTAAAAAGTCTTGTGGGCTAAATAACTTGCCGAATGTAATTAAATTACTGTATGCTAAGTGAAGAGCTTCTTCATTTTTACTAACATTACCATTAAGATTTAAATTAGCCATTAAGGGTTATAAGGATTATTCCTTGCTGCCGCTAGTAAAAAAGATGCTAAGTTTTTGTCCATACCTTTAGATTTTGGATTATTTAGTAAACTTTGTGCTGCTTTAGTATAAGTTGCCTCATTAATACTTCCATACCTGTCATCATCATAATATCTGTCAGCCATGCTAGATACAACTTTTATAGTACTATCTGGGTTTAATACTCTAAATAAGTCTTCAATGTCTCTTCCTTGTGATATTCTTGCTAATCTTGCTATTTTAGCATTAGGGTCAGCATTTTCTATTAATTTATCTATATCCTCATGCGCACCACCTATTTCGCTTTGAGATACACCATAACCGTAATAATTAATTAAAGACTCTAATAATCCACGCTCACGAAGCGGTTGAGATTTGAAGTCTTCATAATTATAGCCACCTTGTTTAATTTTGCTATTCATATTAAAAATCCTTTATAAGTTCAAAATGAGGAAAATCATCAAAATTGTTATCATCCACCTCAAAATTCTTGTTCCAATCGCCTCCCCAGCGAATATTTATTTCCATAGACTGAGCAATTCCCAGGACAAAGCCAGCAAAAAGGTGGAAACGCTCTCTATCATTCCAATCAATAGGATAGGGAACAACATCAGCAGCCCTACTAGGACTAGCATTATGACGACCATTTGGGTATTGTACTTTAGTTTTCCCTTCTTCATATAGTTTGTTTTGCCTTTCTTTACTTCGATGTCCTTCAATAACAGAACAATCAACGTGTTTAATAACTTCGTTGAATAAATCTTGTAAATCTTCATCACATGTTGCAAGGTTTTTTCTTGACCTACTTCCAAATTTTGGCATTATTACTCCTTATTGCACTTACACTTAATATTTTTAGGTAGATGTGCCATTTTTTCTAATAAATTAAGGCGCTTCTCTACTTCGCTCATCTTCACATCTAACTCATTATCATCAAAAACGTAAGACATAACCTTATCTAAACTAAAATGTTTAGTTAGTTTGGTTGCTATAATGTTTATTACAAACTTAGATATTATCACTCTAAATCCATTAATATTTCTTCAAGCCTATCAAATCTGTTGTCTAGCTGTGTTTCTATCTTAGCAACACTAACTTTTAAGTTAACTATACTCTTTTCACTAGATTCTACTCTTTTTACAACTTTAGCTTGTTCACTTGTAATATTTTCAACTTTATTTGAATTAATACCATAAGAAACTGCCGCTCCAATAACTACTGAAGCTATTGTAAGTATAGAGCCTAATGAAATCTTTTTGTCTATCATGCAAGACCGCCTTCTGTTTCGCTGCCATAAATATACAAAATATTATCATCTAAATCAAACTCTGATTTGCATGCTGGACATTTCCATGAATCTATGTCCCCATTTAGCTCAATAACCCCTATTCTTTTACTACAATCTTCATCATAGTACAAATTCTTTTCGCATATAGGGCAAGGGTCTATCTTATCTTTTAAATCACTCTTTTTCTTTATGTGCAAGTACTTCTGTTTTTCCACCTTTGATTGCCTCCAGTTGCTCAGGACTAAAACCAGCCCATACAGTTAATTCTTCACGTTTTTTCTCTGTCTCAAATAAACCAGACATTTTAGCTAAAGCATCTAGACTTCTAAGCTTATCTTGGTCCCTTTCTGAAACATCTGCTATATCTTTGTATTTTTGTATAAGATACTCTGGTGTAACACCTTCTTCTTTTAAAACCAGAGCTATTTCTTCTTTAACCATTTGCATTACCTTCTTTTGTTGTAATAATTTGTTTGCTGCGTTTTTAATATACTGCTTGTCGTTGGCTTTTGGGTAAACACGACTGTAAGCTTCTTCCATATCTATCCCTGCCGCTACATATTTAGCAAACAATAGCTTTTTAGAGGATAATTTAGTTGAACGTATCTTTTTAATCGTATCATAACTACCTGAAAACGTATAAATATTCTCTGCAACGCCTTTTTCGCCTAATATCTTAGCATTTTTCTGTTTACAGACAAAACTACCACATATTGTGCGCACACACTTACGCTTTTCTTTGGAATTAGGGACTGTAATGTAATATACCTTAAGTATTTGTACTACATGATGGTCGTCTGTATAAACCCAATCACCTTCATTTGATTCTCTCCAATCACTTTTAGGCGTTAAAGCGCCCTGAAAGGCACAAAACTCTTCATGGCTATCATAAAGCCTATGTTCTACACCTTTTATTTTTTTTAATTCCATTAAAATAATATACATTCAATTAATAATTATTGCATACAATATTTATTTGTATTAATATTAGTGCGCTATATGGGTTGGCTAGACGCTTCTAGCATATAGTAATAGTAATTGACTACTAGAAGGGGATTAGTTACACAGTCAAAAGCAAGTCGAAGGTAATTGAGCTAGTAACAGAAAAGATTACTCTACCATAATGAACAGGCTCCGAAACAGCTATATGGGAATTGAGACTAATCTCTTTATTTATAATAGGGGGATTAGATAGTCTCTACCCAAAACTCACCAAAACAGCTATATTAAACTATAGTAATAGAAAAAAATAGAAAACTTTTAAAAATAATATTAGAATGGGTGTGAGTGTTGTTTTACCCAAGTACCCCCCCTATATGTGCCTGTGTACCACCTCGCATTTAGTTGAAAATTCCATAAAAAGTATAACATTATAATAATTTAGACTAAAAATATTAACTCAATAGAAAAGAGAAGCCCCAACCTTTAACAGTCGGGGCTTTTTTTGTGGGGTTAGTGTGGGCTTTGTATAGTGCGAACTATGGAAGTCTGCTCAATATCTTACCGCTTACTTTATCTATTATCATATTGTCTGTGAACTCTGTAATAGTTTCGGGTGTTTGTACATACCATACCCAACCCTTCTGATATACTAAATAATTTAATCTGTAAACCTCTGATGCTTGATTCATTCTGCGTTTAGTAGTAGGTGTTAACCAACCGCCACTATTTAATATAACATATCTATCATTTATTACTTGTACTACTGCGGTATTATGAAATGTTACAATCAATCTTGACTGCTCATTATTAATTGGTACGTTACTTGTAGTTGTTCTATGTGTTCCTATCATTTTATATACTCCTTTTTGTTATACTCTTGATTTATAAGTTATCTATTATTACTTTATTGATTCTTTTAACATTTTAAGGCGTCCGATTGAATCATCATACGCACTTATACAACCGTTTATGTTTTCGATTTCCAAGTCAATATGATATACTTCAACATCAATAACTTGTTGGTCGTATTGGTCAAATAACTCTTCATTATCCAACTCTTCACGTTTTTTATATTTACTTTTTAATAGATTTTGTAAAGCTTTTACATCATCTCCTATTCTATTAATTACTGCTTGTAATTTTCTTCTATGCATTTTTTTCTCCCTTATCTAATTCTTTTAAAAGTTTGTCGACCCATTCTAAACCCTCAACAAAGCCTATATGTTCAGCTTCTTTAGGTACACCCGAATCTGATATATATTCATAAATTAAAAATCTAACATCTCTAACTGATTTAACTTTCATTTTTTTTATCTCCTATGTTATTTTAATTAGTTCGCAATAATAATATAATACATTTATATATATTTACATAAATATATTTATGTTGTTTATTATGTGTAATTAATCTATATTTATATGTCTTTCGGGACATAATTATTTGAAAAATAAAAAAACAGAAAGCGAGAAAAAATGGAAAATAAAATAGTAAGACAATGCGTTCAGGGCTTAATTGATGATAGTAAAATGATTGACACATTATGTGAACAATTAGAGACTGAAAGAATAAATCTTGTACAAGTAGTTACTGATTTAGATAAAGGTGGAATTGCATTTGATATTGATAAAGATATTAATAAGCTTATGAAAGCTTTAGCAAATGCAAACGACTCAGTGCAAGACGCAAGTATGTATGCAGATAACGCAAGAAGTGAAGCAGAAAACGCAAATGATAGTGCAGGATATGCAAGCGATTATATGGATGATGCACATACCGCTATGCGAGACATTGAAAAAGCAATAGATGAGAGTAAAACAGAAGAACGATACCAAGAAGATGTATCAGAAGAACAAAAAGAAATAGATAATAGCAACCAATACGAAGCTACAAATAACTAAATAAGAGAGGACTAAACCCGTACATTAATTTGTGCGGGTTTTTTTATATCAATATGAAGAACATTTTAAAAGAAATATATACTATAAGAAAAGAAAATAAAAAAATTAAAACAAAGGAACTTGTAAAGATATTAGAAACAAAAAGTAAAAGGAAAGGGAAATAATATGATATTAGGAAATTTTGATAAATGGAAGATAGTAGAAGATAAAAGAACTTTAAAAGCAATGGAAAGAAGAAAACTTATAAGTCAATCAAAATATAGTGTATTTCCGCAAGTAGATGCGGATTTAAGTCAATTTGTATATAAAGACAGAACATATTGGATAAAGTATTTTGAAGGCTCATTCTTTCCATTTGTAGTAACATTGACAGATGAGTATATACACTCAAATTGGAACAATCTAAAAAAGTATAAAGGGGAAGGAAAGTAATATGAAAAAAGAGCTAAGAAAAAGAATAGTAGAAGAGGCGGAAGATTGCTTAAAAGGAAGAAAGAAAAATGGTGTAAATATTAGTGAAGTAGACTTTTTGTGCGGTGTAGCACAGGCAATGGTATCAATGGAAAGACATAGCAAAGTAGAAGAAAAAGATGTTATGGGTTGCGTACCGCCAAGATGGATATTTAGTGCAATAAGAAGTGAATCAATATTTGAAGAAAGCGAGGTGTAAGTTGGAAAAGAAAGAAACAAAAAAAGATGTATTTGGATTTGAAAAAGCTATCAATTTTGAGGCTATAAATAATCTAAACATAGAAGACTTAAGGAAATTAGAAAAAGTCCTTAAAAACATAAAATAATGTCGAAATACCTACAATCTAAATTGTGGGTATATAGTACAGAGTGGTTATCTGTATTACTGATGAGACAAACCGCAAAGGAAAAAGGAAAAGAATATGCTAAAGTGGAAAAAAGTAATAAATGGCGATTGTGCAACAGAATATAGATGTTCATATGGTTGTGGGCAAGATGCAACAGAAACGGATATATCAGAAACTCCATATGCAACATATATCTGTGGGGACATAGAATGTTGGAATAGTTTTTGTTTTGAATTTTGGTCTCCATTTGATGTAGAAGAGATTGAAGTAGAAGCTTGTGATGATTGTGAAGAAGAAATAGAAGAATGTTATTGTGAAAGTGAGGAAGAATAATATGGAAAAGAAAGAAATGTTAAACGCATTAGAAGAGACTATTGATTCATTAAATACATATTATGATTCAATAGATTACGCAGAGGGAAAAATAATAATTAATGATGCAATAGACACTATGAGGTCTGTGCAATGGGCAATTAATATCAAAATGGAGGATAAGTAGATGAAATTAACAATAACTTTAAATGATTTTGAAAGTGCATTTCAAAGAATCGGAAGAGGCGAACAATTTTCATACGAGGGTTTACAAGTACTCTTTGAATATTTAGAACAATTAGAATCAGAAATGGGCGAAGAGATAGAATTTGATGTGATTGGTCTTTGTTGTGAATATACAGAATATGATAATTTTAAAATATTCCAAGATGAGCATAGCCATATGGAATATAAATGTATTGAAGATGTTGAAAACGATACAATAGTAATACCAATTGACAAAGAATCATTTATTGTAAGCAATCTTTAGGGGGGAATATGGAATACTTATATCATTGTGCGGGTTGTCAGAAACCCGATAAAGATTATCCCAATAAAGAAAAAAGATGCGAGCATACTGGCGAATATTACACACCTATGTGTAGACCATTAGAATATCACAATTGGGCAAGAAATGATGCATACGGTATATATACGGGACTATACTGTGATAAGTGCTACAAACATAACTACCCGTACAAAAAATACAGATACCACGATGAATCTTATTGTGGAGAGAGGATAGAGCCAAATGAGTAAATATAATAGTGAGATAGTTGGAAGGCAATACGAAATAAGAGAGTTAATAATAATTAACTTTATTGAATGGTATGCTTCTGAAGAAAAAGATAGAGAGCCATTAAGACAAGCAATGCGTTCATATCTACAAGAAGAAATATGGATAGAATTAGAATCTATGCTATTAAAGCGAGTTGGTGAAATAACAGAAAGGTTAGAGTCAAATGAAAAATAAAGAACTAATATTTCATATGCCGAAAGAAAATAAAGAAGAACAAGAAGATTATCAGACCATTATGGATAATACAGATTGGTCAAAAATCTACGAGTATGAGCAACAGATGCGTATATCAGAATACAAGAAAAGTGAAGCTTTAGATGATAGAGGAATACTAAATGATGTAGATTGGGATAGTGAGCCAAAGAAGTTAATCTATTCAAATAAAATGTTATATGCGTTTGTATATCATGGAACAGATTATGGATTATGGGCAAAAAGGGCAACACAAACTATGGACACAAAAGATTGGACTGAAGTTACTTCATTACTTGATGTTCCTATGTTCTCATATCTTGAATTAAGAAAATATGCACAAGCAATAGGTTGGATAGAAGAAGACAATCATAATTGGTTAATAGAAGGGAAATAAAAAATGAAAAGAAGAAAGATAAAAATGAAAATAGCAAAATGTGGCGATACTATACCTAAACATTGGGAATGGTATGATGATTATGATAATTGGTGTGCAATATGTTACGAGCCAATTATAAAAGAAAAATATACTTGTTTATTATGTGCAGAAAATAGAGTTAAAGACGGATTATGGAAACAAGCAGAAATGAATGATAGAATGTATGGTTTAGGAGATGAACAATAATAACTAACAAGGAGAAATAAGTGAAAAAATACAGAGTACATCAAACAATATCAATTTTTGTAGAAGCAGAAAATGATATTGAAGCAAAAGAAAAAGCACTAACTGATGATAATTTAGACGGTTGGAATAAATGGGATATAGAAGAATGTGATGATATTATAGACTTTTATCCACCAAAAATTAAAGGAGACCCTTTTACAAAGTTTGAAGAACTGTTAATTAGTGTAATAGATAATTTTATACTATGGAATACAACAGAATCAGATAGAGGTATAGCAGAAGAATATATAGCCAATGAACACATTGATTATGATGATTGGTTAATAGAGTTTTTGAAAGAGAGGATAACAAAATGAAAACAACAGGCGAAAAAATGTCTGAACTCGTAGATGAGATGGACAAACATTTATTGTGGTACCATTGGATAATTAGATGTTCAGATGTAAAAGAAAGAGTAAAGTTTGATAGCATGAATAAAAAGCAACAGCTTAAATTTTTAAAAGCAGAAGAAAGAAAAAGGAGAATAAAGTGAAGAATACAATAAAAAACAACACTAAAATTGAGATGTTGTGTGAGTTAGCACATAATAGGGTATTAGAAGAATGTGAAACTAATCTAGCACTAGATGAAAATGGCGATTATACAATGGAAGGACAAGATTTATTTGATGAATTTTATGATTATTATGAAAGTATAATTTTAACTTATTTAAAGGAGAAATAAATGAGTGATATTACATTTGAAGTTATGTATGCAATAGATTTAATAATAACGATAATACTAAAGGTAGTAGGTATATTATGTCTAAGCCTTTGGATAGTACTAAGAAAAGGAGAATAAAGTGAAAAAAATAATGAGCGAAGACGCAGAAGTTTTAACTATATATCTAGATGATAGTGATGAACGACCAACATTAAAAAAATTACAAGAATTTGTTGGTGGTTACATAGAAATAGTGTCATCAGTAGATATGAAGAAACAAGTTGTAGTAGATGAAGAGGGTTTAATAAAGGGTAAACCTTATAATGAAGATGCATCAGAAGAAGCAGGAATGAATTTAGTCGGTGATGCGGTAATATTAAGCGGAAATGCGAGGGTAGATTAATGAGTATAAGTGAACTATCAGAATGGTTAAAAGATAACAATCTTGTAGCCTTAACAGGCACTGATTTAGAACTTGTTAAAAATTATATAGATGATAAATGTATTCTTATAATACCAAAAGAATATTTTAACGAGGCTAATGCAGATTTAGCTTCATCACACATAGAAGAAGC